CAAGTACTTCGAATGCATCAGCTACCGGGATATGGTTATATGTCTCTTTATAATTGAAAGAGTTAACGGATGATGATGCGATAACCGGCTGATTCTCTACTGAAAATACTTCAAAATCGATAAAACGGCAACCGCGCGCAATCACATAAAGAAATGCATCCATGCTTACATTTGAATTCTTGAATTTATCGGGATTGAATGCATTATGAGCAGCTTTAATATAATAATCACGCAATTTAAACTTAGATTGACTATCGCTCGCATTGATGGATGTAATATTTCGTTCAATGATATCTTTTGTATCAGCATCCGCATTTTCCATACCTTCTTTTACAGAGACTGCACTTTCAACAAGATCTGGCATCGTTGTTGATGAAGTTATAGAAGCAGATGCTGGCATAGGCCCAGACTGCAATCCGGATTGATGGTCCAATGCAGTTGCAGATCGTCTACGTTGATGTAATGTCATTTCATATTCTGGCGTATCTACTGTAAAATTCTCTGTAGAAAGAGGTTCTGTACTGTTTTTTTTAACGATATTTTTTACTTCTGATAATAATTTGGCATTTGCTGGATCTGTACTGAAGATTCCTGTCGTTGATCCACTATTTTTTTCAGTTGCCGTTGTCGCCGCCTCTTTTTCGGCTAAGAATCCTTCATATAATCTGGCTTGTTTTTGGTAACATCGGGTTTTAACCATCTCAGATATTTTCCATATGGCAAAACTAAGGATAATAATACCTATAAATATAAACTCTACTCGATGTTCTTTCATTTCTAATTATATATCCTATATATTTTTATATAAAGTTATAACAAGTAGAAGTATTAACCAAGAGAATACTAAAATACTAAATGACTGGTGGTTTATTGAATCTCATTGCCACTGGCAACCAAAATGTTATCTTGAATGGCAATCCAAAGAAGTCATTTTTTAAAAGTACCTATCTTAAATATACGAATTTTGGTCTTCAAAAGTTTAGAATTGATTTTGATGGGCAGAAGAAACTGCGATCGACGGAAGAATCAAAATTCACATTTTACGTTCCTAGGTATGCAGAACTACTTATGGATACGTATATTTGTGTGACATTACCGTCGATTTGGAGCCCGATTCATCCTCCCTCCAATATTTCCGATATGTGGGCTCCTTATGAATTTCGGTGGATTGAAAATTTGGGAACTCAAATGGTGAAAGAAATTGTGATTTCGGTTGGCGGTATGACGCTTCAAAAATTCACGGGGAATAACTTGATGGCAATTGTAGAACGGGATCTTGACGCGAGTAAACGGGAATTATATAATCAAATGACAGGACATGTTCCCGAGTTATACAATCCTGGATGTTCAGGTGCTCGATTAAACCAGTACCCGAATGCATATCGAACGAGTAATGTTGCTGGTGCAGAACCGTCGATTCGTGGTAGAAAAATATACATTCCGATCAATTCTTGGTTCACCCTTTCTTCGAAAATGGCATTTCCGCTCGTATGTCTTCAATATAATCAACTTCAAATCGACGTAACACTTCGACCTGTCAAGGAACTATTTACGATACGTGATGTAGGTGATCCTGGTAATTATTGGCCCGTTGTCCAACCTGATTTTACAAACCCGCTTCATCAAATGTGGCGGTTTTTATATCCGCCACCCAGTATCGATTTATCGATGAATCTATATCCTAGCAGTCGTACGGATTGGAATGCAGATGTACATCTTATGGCGACATATTGCTTTCTCTCGGACGATGAATCCAAAGTCTTCGCTGCGAATCAACAAAAGTACCTGATTAAGTCGTATTACGACTGGACGTTCAATGATGTCACTGGAAGTAAGAAACTCAAAATAGAGAACTCGATGGGCATGGTATCGTCATGGACAATGTTCTTCCAACGAAGCGACGTGAATCTTCGTAACGAGTGGAGCAATTATACAAACTGGCCGTATAATTATCTGCCATATGACATCATTCCCGCACCAATTGACGATGATTGGCGATGCAATAATACGTTTAGTGAAATCGTTACTACATCAAGTGATATACAAACCTCCGCATGGAGAGATCGCGCAGATTTCGACAAAGATCAATATTACTTTGACAAGAATGGTCCCAAGAACGGAATTGGTCCTGGTATTAATCCGCGCGATAAACGTCTCACAGGACTTCACATTACCGGTGATTTTCAATCAGAGAATGAACGCGACATATTGCAGATGTTGGGGATTTCGCTCAATGGGAAATATCGAGAGAATCTATTAGACGCAGGTGTTTACAATTATGTTGAAAAATACACACGAACACGTGGTAGTGCAAAACCGGGCATTTATTGTTATAATTTCTGCCTGAACTCGGATCCGTTCGATCTTCAACCTAGCGGTGCGATCAATATGAGTAAGTTTAATCAAATTGAACTAGAAGTCTCCACAATATACCCGCCATTAGATACTGCAGCCGAAGTAAAGGTGATTTGTAATCCGACAACTCGAGAGATTATCGGTATGAATAAACCCAACGTGAATATTTACCTGTATAGTTATGATCTTCATATTTTGGAAGAACGTTATAATGTATTGACATTCTTGTCGGGTAACTGTGGATTAATGTACGCGCGGTAACCTGCATCCGATAATATTCTCTCGTATATATAACTCTATTCGCGATATAATGGCCGAAGATGATGAAGAAAAGAAAGACACCGGCGAAGAAGGCGGTGAAGAAGGCGATGAAAAAGGTGGCACGTTTAGCAAAGTAGGCGGAATGTTTGGCGGGGATGACGAAGAAAAAGAAGAAAATGAAGATAAGAAAGAGGGTGGATCCGACGAAAACCCGAAAAAGAAAGCGGCCCCGAAGTCATTATTCGATCTGAATGCGTTAAAAGAATTTGGGTTGAGTGTACTTACCCTTTTTATTGAAACACTCATTATTTCCATTGTTTGCGTGAACATACTCTTCTATTGTACGCCAGAAAGTATTCGAAACAATAGTCTTAATCTTGAAACCCTGTTTCCTACCGACAGAGAAAAATGGCCGTATTGTTATACAAACGAATTTACGAAATGTGAAACAGATTGTGATGATCAGTTTGGAGGAATTGCAGACGATCCCAAACTCGAAACTCCTAAAAAAATATATCTAAAAGCGGCAATTCTTCTGGATACATATGTTTTTAAATGGTTCTGTCTTAGCAAAGAAGATGTAGAAATGATAAAAGACAGTGTAGACGAAGGTATCACGCAAGTTAATCTTTTGCACTGGGAGTTTATTAAGGCTCGTTTTAAACAATGGATAAACAATTCGTTTATATTTTCGTTTTCATCCGATCGTGCAATGTTATTGGCCCTATTTGGTTATATTACCAAAATATGTCAAAATATACCGAAAGAATTGTACACAGTTGTTTCTCCCCTGCTCATTATTTTAATGCCATTTGTTCTTATTTTATTAGGCGGGTTTGTCTTGATGGGAGGGCCATTTTTTACAACTGTGATTGGTATGATTTTGAACCCGACTGAGAACCGAAAAGAGTTTATTGGTGGGTCATTATGGTCGCTATTTACTGCATTCGGATTTGGTATATTCCCGATTGTTTCATTCGTTGTTCAACTTATTCAATTCATCGGAACAATCTTCATTTATCCATTCTTTCATTGGGATCAATATCGCGAGCTTTATTCTCAATACGTGCCAATTATCTTCTTCTTCTTTAATCTTACACTTATGTTTTATGCATTCGAGTACCTCGATTTGAATGTTGCAGCGATTGTAATTTTGATGTTGCTTGTATTGTACCTTACGCATTACTGGGAAGGTATTATGAATTTCTTTACTACTCTTAAAAACTGGAGTCCAGCATAAGTTTATAGAAACAACATAAACAATTTATCGTATAAAGTAATATATTATTTAATACGACATACCGTACCGTAGTAGAATAATGGGTAAGAACAAGAAATCTAGCACCATCACCATCGCTGCTTCAAGTATTGGTATTCCCGAAAAATCAACACCGGAATACTTTAAAGCATATCCTTTTGTTAGCGTATGCACACCTACATTCAATCGTCGTCCATTTATAGATGCAATGATCAAGTGTTTCAATAACCAAGATTATCCACAGGATCGAATGGAATGGATTATTATTGATGATGGTACTGATCCAATCGAAGACCTCGTGGCATCGCATCCTCGCGTTAAATACTTCAAGTATGATACAAAAATGACGTTAGGAAAGAAGAGAAATTTACTGCACGAAAAATCGCG